AGACATTTTTCTTTTTGTTTATTTGTTTAATCTATTGAATACTCTGTCTAGTGTAGACGAAGTTCTTTGTGTTCCGAAGTTATATACAGATTTCTTTTCTGTTCCAGCTTCTGGGTTGTGGGTGATTGCTTCGGCAGCAGGTTGAGCAGAAAGCTCTAGCACTTGTGCAGCTAGTTTTTCTTTTTGCATCTTCTGCGAACTCATTTCAACTTCGATTAAAGATTTCATTTCAGCTAATTGAGCTTCCATCTCTAAAACCTTAGTTGCAAACGCTTCTTCCGTAACATAAGCACCGCTTAATTCAGCTCCTTCTGATTCCTCAGATAAAACCTCTTCGCTTCCTTCTGGAGCAGCTTCCACCACTTCCTCAGAAACTTCTGTTGATTCTTCAATGGCATCTACCAAAACCTCTTCAACAACTTCTTCTGATAATTCTTCGACTACAGCGTCTACTTGCTCGCTTGCAGGAGAATCTTCAACTGAAGTAATCGCAGATAGCTTTGTTAGAATCTCATTGAGAATACTAGTTGCTTTTGGATTGTTCATATTTAAGATAATTTTATAAATTAACTGGTTCTAACTATAGTGTTAGATTTTCAGTACTTTAACTATCCCTTCTTCTGGATAATAAACCATTCTGTACCATTACACCAAACTTGAATACCCTCGTAAGCCTTATTTACCTCGTAGTGTGAATTTGCACCATCTAAATTTTGAGAACCAAAAGGAGTAACTCGTGCTTTTGTTGAGTTATGAAATGTAGAATCACTTATAATTCTTTTAACCCTGTTTAGGTTTTTTACATCAGTTGCATCAGGAAGCGTTAAAGTCATAATTCCGTTACCTCCACTCCAAGACAATACAATTAATTCAGATTCATCATAAGTAGAAGCATCTAAATCTATCGTTTGACCCAAATTTACAGTTAAGGCAGTAGGCTCTAAATGATTTACAATGTAGTGTTGTACATTTTGTAAGGTTGTTTTCTTAGTAGTTCCACCTTGTACTATTGGTAAATCCTCTGCTCCTGTAATATTAGAAGCACTAACCAATGTTAATTGTGATATTTTTTTATCTGACATTATAAAATTATTTTACTATTATTTTCTTGTAGCATTCTACCACTACTTTCTAAAAGGATTGAACAACTGCTTTTAGTTATGTTACCTATCCCCTGCGAGCGTAGACTTCCATCGCAACACTTACGAGAATATTTATTATCCTTACAAAGGCACGCACGCTTGTCGTTTTGTGGGCTAGGTATTCTACTCATTTTTAAAAAGGTCTTTTAATTTAGATAGTAATTGTTCCGCCTCTAATTCAGCAGATTGTTTTACAGGTTCGTTTGGTCGTTCTAATTTATCAGCAAAGTAGCCTTCAATACTAAAGCCTTTTACTTTTCCACTTTTAACGTAATCATTCCAAACTTCATCGTTTTGAACTTTCATTGATAACATCCAAGTTCCGATAGGTACATCTAAATCATAGAATCTTGTTTTATCTTTCTCATCTTCTACTATCCAACTTTCAACCGCAGTTAATCCAGTTAAAGGAACATTGTGTTCTAGTGTAGAATTGTTTTGATTGCCACGTATAAAGAATAGTTCAGATGCTTTCCTTACGGTTGCTTTGCTGAAATATATATAGTACTCGTTTTCTTCGTTCTTACGATATATAGGCTTATTAGGAATCAAAGCTGCACCCATTAGAATACGCTTCTCTTTGTTCACTTCTGCAAACTTAAACTCTTGGTTTTTCAATGCTATGAAGTCGCTTTCAATTGCAGGGGATTCTACTATTGATACAGCTTCTATTCCAGAAACCTCATCTTCTTCGTCAATAAATAATTCTATTATGTCCATATTAATACAATAATTTTTTAGTGTTTTTGTTATCCTATTGAAGCACTTTCAACAATATTTCTATCTAGTGCTTGTGCATTACTTACATCATTAGACACCACAAAGGCTTTTATAGGCTGTTTCTCGTCTTGCCCGATGGATTGTGCTAGTTGGTTTGTTTCGCTCGCTCCTACAACGTTAAACGCAGGTGGTGCTGATGCGGCAGCAGACATTCTAGGCATAGAAACAGAACCTCCACCGCTTGCTCCCATTTTAGATGCACTACCTTTAGCTGCATTTGATGCTGATTTAATTGTGCTAAATATTCCTGCTACTTGCGTTCCGAAAGCAATTAGTAAAGGAATGTTTCCTGGAAAACCAGCAGCTGCAGTTTTCATAAATCCAGCCCCTGCATCAACACCTGCGGCAACACCTTTTAAAGTTATTTCATTTAATGTTGCTTTAGCTCTAGCAATTTGTTCTTTAACCAGCATCGCTTGTTTAGCAATAAATAATGCTCTACCTATTTTTGTTTCTTGACCTGCTACGGCAATTATAGTATCTAAGTTGTTTAAGGCAGCTTGTCTTATCTCTTCCTTTTGTTTTAAATCTTCCTCGTGTGATTTCTTTTTATCTTCATCTTTTTTTGCTTTTCGGTCAGCTTCCCCTGCAAAATATTCTAAATCACTTTCTCGCTCTTCTTTTATTAAGTCTACACGTTCTCTTTCTAAAGAATTTATGTTAGTTAGCTGTTCTGAACGGAAACCTGCAATTTGTGCTTGTACCGCTTCCTTTTCGTTTTGTGCTTCTAATAAAGCTATATAGTTTTCTTGATTCTGGTTTTTATCAAATTGTGCTTGAGCAGCCGCTAATTGCAAATCTGCAAGTTCTAGCATTGATGTTTCTTGTTCGTCTAAAATTCTACCAAGTTCAACATTTGCCGCTATACGTTCTTCAATACTTTTAGATTCATCATCTCTAATCTGTCTTTGAAGTTCTGCCTGTCTATCGTATTTTTCAATCAACCCTTGTTGCATAACCGCTGCAACTTCTGCGGATTTAGTTAGGTCTACATTTGATTTAGCCGCAGCAACCGTGTTTTTAACATAGCCTGAAATTGATGTTGAAGCATCTGAAAATGCTTTACTTACTTTACCAACAGTATTGTCGACACCAGTCCATACATCAATATATTCGCTATAAGCCTCACTAGCAGAATCTAAAGCTCCTTCAAAGTCTCCTTCAAACACTTGTTTTATTGCTTTACCTAAAAACCCAAACATCTCAATGGCACTTCGAACTCTTTCTGTAATGTTATCCTGTATTGCTTTACCTAAATTTTTAACCGATTCTAAAGGATTATCAAATATTGCCTTAAAATAATCAATTACATTACCTATATTTCTATCTAAAAAATTAAAGAAATCATTAAATCCTAAACTAAGTGTTTCAAAGGTTATATTAAATGCATCTGCAACTTTTTGGTTTTGATTAAAAACTTATACTAGCTTTCCAAATGCTGCAATCGCTAAACCAATACCTGCAGCTTTTAAAGCCGTACCAATTCCCTTAATACCTTTAGCTGCTACGTTAGACGAATCCTTTACATCTTCTAAGTTCTTATCTATCTTTTGTACAGATTTTGCAACACCTTCTAAGTCTTTTTCAGCTTTATCTACCCTAGCTTCTATCTCAATGGTCTTTGTTACTGACATAATTCATTTTTAAATTGTTTGTATGCTTCTTTTATTGATTCAGGATATTTGTTTTTACCTAATGCAATGTGAGTTAATTTCCCTATTTGCTTTTCTCTCTTTGCTATCTCTAGCATTTGTAAAATGTTTTCTATCATATTATTTTATTATAAATCAAAAATTCCATTAGATGCTAATATTATAGTATTGTCAGCAGTTACTGTTGTATTGTCTGCCGTTCTTGCTTCACTTGAAAGATCTGCTTTAACGTTTAAATCCTTAGACTTGTTTATCAATTCTAAAGATGATAACCCTGTTTCAAAGTTTGTAGTAATTTTATTTATCGAATAAACAGTATCAAATACTATTACTAAATCATTTAACTTTAAGTTTAAGATTACGCTTAACGGTAAATATGCTTTTAATGTTGTTAGTCTTCTTTTTGGATCAAAGGTTTGCTCAATATATGTTTTGTAATAATCTTGGTAAAGTGTATTTTTAAACACGTTACCTGCATATTCATTAAACTCACTAAAGAAATTAATATTAGCTGAATCTGTTAATTCTAATGAGTTGGATGGAATATAATAATTTGCAACACTTTCTTTTGTTGAAGTGGTTTTCATTACAGAGATGTTATTCCCTGTATTATTTATTGGATAAAACAATAACGGTTTCCCTAAAACACTATTTCTATCTTTATCTACACTCCATCCCCATTGTGCAGAAGTAGGTGTAAATCCATCCCTTAACCTTTCAAACTTATGGTGTTCAAATGGTAACTCTACGCTATAAACTTCTCCATCAAATTTATTTCCGTTGTGATATCTTTCTGTTCCCCATCCTTTATTAAATCTATCTAGATGATCAATAGCAAAAAAAGTATCTAACCCTTGGTATTTAAAATCAATTTCCTTGTAAGGCAAAAGACTATCTACCTGTGAAGATTCCTTGTCAATGTGTTCTGTTATGTCATAACTCTTTGTACTTGATGCGTAAAAAGAATCTAAGGGCATTACTTGTATTTCATTGGTAAGATCATTATAATAAGCTGTTAGATTAAACATCTTAAATAACCCACTAAGAAAGTCTAAAACACCAATGTTTGGTATCTGTTCGCCTACAATAAATTTAAATTCATTTGTTACAGTAGTCGTTCCTGCGAAGGTTACAAATCTTGTATCACCATTAAAACGAACTTCCCTAAGGGTGCCTCTCATCGTGTAGGTAGAAGCCGTGTTTGATGATACATAGAATTGAAAAGTACCACCTCCAATATCTTGATAGTCTGTGAAAGCCATTACTGTTTGACTGCCGCTTAAACCTTCTAATTGATGGAATATCTGATTATCTTTTTTAACTATAAAATTATAGTCTGTTGAAGTGGTATCTATCTTTAACTCTAATATCCTATCTGTACTTTGTGGAACACTACCATCTAAAGACAAGCTATCGCCTGCTACACCAAGACCCCTTCTATCTTCACTACCGCCAGTTGGTGAAATGCTCGTTATCATTCCAGTAGAAGGTTCGTCATCTTCAGCAACCTTTCCTTTTTTCTTGTGCAGCCACATATAAAGGTCATAGTATCTTTTATTGTTTACATTAAAAAAGTCTGTACTAAATTTAATGCTTTTATCTACTCGATCTGGGTAATTAATTTTACTATAATATTGCTCTATTGACTTAATTATAGTATGTATTCTTAAAGCAGGTTTTAATTGGTCATAGAAAACACCCTTTACCGTTGACCCAGGGCTTAAATTAAACGTTCCTGCCGTGTCTTCGGATGTGTCGTAGTATAGTCTGTCGGTGTGGGTAATTAAAGGCACTATAACCGCCTTCTCTATCGTTTCTCCTATGAATATATCCTTACCATCTTTCAGGTAATTTATAACATTAGTGGAATTGTAATCAAATTGAAGGTCTTGTGCGCTTAAAAATGGTAAAACTCCAAGGGTATCAGTTCCTATTACGTCTTTAATGTTTACTGTATTACCATAAAAGGTAAGTTTGTAGGTGTAACCTTTATTATTTCTAAGGGTGGAACCTTCTAGTTTAATTTTACCCTTTCTAAACAGCTTATAGTTTAGGTGTATCTCAGCATCTTTTTTAATCCTTGAATCAAATCCATCAATGTGGAAATCATAAAAGTGCTTAAATATTTTATTATTCTGTTTTGAGGTAGGTACATTAAATGTTCTTGAAAAGTCTGCAAATATTTTAGATATATCCAGAACATCCTGAAGGGTTTGTGTAAGAGTTAAGCTCTCGTCCTTAAACATTTCAACCAGCTCACCCTCTATATATAGTTGTATGCCTACCATTATCTTACATTGTTTATTTTGTCAAAAGCAAAGTCTAATTCAACGGTGTGGTTTATTAACTTATCGTTTACTGAGTTTTTAAATGTTAGTGATTTTGATTTAGTAATTACAGGTAATGTTTTATTTTCAAATCTGATCCAAGCATTTTCTGCTAGAAACAATTCCTCTATAACAGAATTAAATTCTTCGTTTACAAATCCTGTATTCAAACTAATTGAGGTACTTCCATTTACATTGTACCTTTGCTTCTGACCTTCGTAAGTATTGTAGTTTACGTTACTATGATTTATAATATTAGTTTTATAGTCTTCTTCTGTAACCTGTAAAGCCTCTACTGATTTCTTAAAGAAATGTACATCTTGATAAGCCCCGTATTTATTTACAAAAGTTACTTTATAGGTGGTGTACTTTGGTTCGCATACATTCGCAACCTTAATTGTTTTTAATAAATTAGTGTCATCAATTGCATAAACCTTAATCTCGTTTGTGTTTTGAGGAATATCTACATATTGTATTTTTTGATTTGAATCTCCTGAATCTGTTATTTGTATATCAGTAGAATCTACTTTAACCTTACCAACACCCTCAGCAAAAATAGGTAGCTTACTAGCTGTGTTTTCTGGAACATAAAGTTGGTTTGTTGTTATCAAAGCGTTTGTGCTTAATTGAGGGTTAGCCGCATCTTCAAAATAACCATAGCCATCCATTGCTAAAAAGTGATCAATCTTCGGATTGTTTCCTACAACTAGCTCATCGTTTTCTTTGTACATAGTTATTGATGTACTAACCCATACGGTTTCACTTAAATAATCGTTGTTAAATTTCAGGCTTAAATAGTCTCTAACTAAATCAGCTATCTCTAAAACTATGTTGTCCTTAGAAGATATTTTCTCCTTTTGTATTGTGTATCTTTTATCGGTTGAAACATAGCTCCCTTCGGTGCCTGAATAAACATATACATCTGCTACTATTCTTTTTAATGACATTTATTTATTTTAAAATTGAACTCCATCAGTGTCATCAGTACTTGATGCACAGGTCTTTTGACTAAGATTTAAAACATATCCAGTAGTACTTATTTGCCCGTAAAAAAATGTTTTACCCACACCCGTTAAAGGGCTTACTACGTAATTTGAAAATCCGTAATAATTGTTACCTCCATCAAATGGTGTTCCACCTCGACATATTCTTGTGCCTATTAATGCGGTTCCTACACCATCAACAAAAGAAACTACTACATTCCCTGCCGTAAAGCTATTGCTGCAAAGATCACCCGGAGTTCCAGCTGGCTGGGTTATTGCCAATCCGTAAGTTCCACAAACAAGTTCTGCCGCATCTTGGTTTACTACGTGCGAACAAACCTTAGTAACCCCACTATTTGCATATCCATCAGGAACTGTAAAGGATATTTGCAATGTCCTTGGAACTGTACTTGTTGATGTGTTTCTAGGTATTGGTGTAGTGTAGGCTGTTACCGTTGCGGCTTCTCCATTTACAAAAGCATTTCCTACATCTACAGAACCAGATGTCGTGATCCTCCATCCAGTAAATTGAGGTGTAATCGAAGGCCCGGAAAAGGTTTCTCCTGAACATATTACAGTTTTTAATGTAGTTCCTGCTTGCACTAAAGGATGATAAACCTCTAAGCTACCTGCATTATCATAACCATCTGGAACGGTTACTAAAAACCACATTGGAATAGTTATATTATTGGTTGTATTGTTTGGTGTTACCGAAGTAACATTTGCACCTCCTGAAGATAATCTTCTTTCAATTATAGGTACAGCAGTAGTGCTAGGATCGTTAATAGTTCCATCTTGATCGATACTTCCACCTTGTAAATCATCAGTCCAAGTGGTGCAACCTCCAATAGTTATGCTTATATTTTGAGATACCGAACATTTGTCCGCATCGTAATGAGCAGATATTGTTATACTGTGAGTTGCACAAACCGTTGAAGGTGTCATTGATAATGTAGATCCACTTATTGAGGTTGTAACAAAATCTGGTCTATTATTATTTACTGAATACCTGTTAATCGGTGAAGAACCAGCGGTGAAATAACTTGAGATATTTAAGGTTGTTGCAGCAGCTCCCTTGGTTAGCGTTTGATTTGGTATAGTGCCACTTTTACTTGGGCAGTTATTTGTCGGAACAGATGGGGCTGTTTGTAAAAATGATACGTTGCAGCTTATACTTCTGTCTGGAGTGTTGCTGAAGTTTTCAGGTATTTGTATAGTTAAAGTTAACACCCTTGTAACAGAAGAAGCCCCTGCTGCTAATGCGGGAAAAGAATCATCACTTTGATTTGATATTTCTCCCCTTTGTAATTGTGGTAAGGTAATATTTCCATTACTATCTACTGAAAATCCGAAGGGGTTAGCACCGTTTAATGGGTCTTGACATACAAACTCAGGTAAACTTTCTACTGGTTCGTTAATAGTTATAAAGTATGGACTTCGTGCGTTTATCTTTGTACTCATTATTTTTTATTTAATGTAAATTGTAAAAACTCTTCTACGTCTAAACCGTATGCCTCTAGTAGTTCATCTGGTAGTTTCTTAAAACCCTGTTCAAATGGTTTGGTAAAAAATAGGCTAGGCTTTAAACCTTTCTTCTGTATGCTTCTTGCAATTAAGAAACCTAATGTCATATAACCACCTTTTTGAAACCTACCCTTTGAGTCTCTTAATTTAAGACCCTTTGCTTTTGCCCAATCCGCTAATGGTTTAACAGGTGGCATTTTACCTTTATAGCTATAAGGAGTATCGTACTTCTTTTCAGTTCCGCTTACACCTTTATCTTGGAAATTACCATAGCCTAAATCCCAGCTTAGTTTAAACGAATTAGGGCTAACCGTTAAAACACCATCCAACTTCTTATAGAGTCCCTTAGAAACGTTCTTTTTGCCCTTAGTTAATCTGCTTCGTGATTGTTGTGCAACAAACCTTCTAAACTTCTCTAAAGATTCTTTAGTGTTGGTTAACATATGGTCATATCGTTTTTAACTAATACATCAAATGTTGCAGCCCATCCAGCTAGCTTGTTTTCAAACCTATCTACAAACGGCTCACATCCTACCGCTCCATCCACTTGGAATAAGTCAGTATATAAATCACCTCTTTGTAGTATTGATACAACCCTATTAATAACTTCTAACTGGGTATTAAGTACGTCCTGTTCGTTGTCATTGCCTACAAATATATCTGTAACCTCGTCTTTGGATTCATCTACAATATCCATAGCAAGAATACTAATGTTAAACGTCATTGTATTAGATGCAACGTTGCAGTTGTTTACTATTATGTGAGATAACGGGAAGATGGTCTGCTTATTCAAATCCACATCGTCTAAGCTGCCATAAGAAACAGTATTAACAAAAGGCTCGGCATTAAGTGCATCCTTTATTTTCTTTGTTACGTTATAAAATCCTGTCATCTGTTCTTAATTAGTTTTGCTTCTAGTTGGTTCTTTTCTTTTTCAAATGCTAAAAACATAAAGCACTCGTGAAAGTTTAGTTTAGTGATATATTCAAATCTTCTAACATCGCCTTTAGAGAGTCCATAGAGTGACTGGTACCACCCCCATTTTTTGCCAAAGTTTGTAGCTGCTCCGTAGTCAGTTCCTTCGGTATTTCCTGACTCAAATAGTTCAGGGTAGTTTTGAGTAGTTCGTTGTTTAAATTGTAAAAAAAAAACATACAACCCATTACCACACTCAATGGCATTTGCTTCATCATATCAGCTCGCTCTAATCCTTCGTATTCTTCTATTTGGTATCTGTCTCCCTTTTGTAATGTAATAGGTCTGTAAAGAACCGCCATAGCTTTGTGCATCATATCCCAATCGGTAAAGTTCTCATCTAAATCAATATACTCTCCTAGTGTCATATCATCCAATACAGGAACAAAGCCATAGTCAACACCCTTCATCGTAAATGTTGGTATCAAGTCCTGCTTAGTTTCAAACAGTTTGTTTATATCGTTTAGTATCTCTTGGACGTAGATGTATTTAATCTTGGCAATATCCTTCAGGTTGAGGTTGCAAAACAGCTCTACAGTCTTATGCATTAAGAAGCTGCTGTCTTGGTTCTCATCTGTATTTAACTTAGCAAACTTTTGGTATTGCTCTAGTGTTATTTCAGATAAACTACTTGGTATTTGTATTTCTACTTTCATATATATATACAATAATATTTAGCTTGTTTTGTATAAATAGAAAAGGGGCTACATCTCTGCAACCCCCTTACTAACTAATCTAAAAACTATGAAAAAATGTTAGCACCTATTTAAAGGTTGTGCCAATCCTTATTTTAAATTGTTATCATATACGTATCTATATACCTCATCAATCTTATCTTCTAACTCTTTACTGTTCTGCTCAAAGATTTCCTTACCCTTGCTATATGTTTTCTGGAAGTCTATTGTCAACCTTACAGGATAACCTCCCTTTTTATATCCTGATTGTATTGGCGTTGGAAATACATACACCTCGTTAGCCCAGCATATATCTTTCACCTCTTGGCCATCTAGTACTTGAGTAGCCATAGGAACGCTTTTAAGAAGACGTGCAGGCTTATAATACAAATGCCTGTCAATATTAAACCTTTCTTTATTGTGTTCCTTACAAGGCTTTTATTCTCTTCTGATGTTAATTGCTTTACTAACCTGTATTCGTAACTTTCTTTTAAATCTTTCATATCGTTTGTTTTTGTAAATATATAAAATTTATTTTAATTCATATAAGCCCTGTCGCATTGCTTACTGCAAAAGTCTCCATCACAAGGATTAAGACATTCTAGGCATTGGTTTTCTTTTGGTTCGTTTGATGGGTCGTACATATTGTGTTTGTTTTTAAAGGGGGGTTGTTAGCCCCCGTTGTTTAATTATACTTTTATTCGTTTATTACTTTAATTATTGCATCGTACATTCTTGAAATATCTCCGCTCATACTGTTAGTGTTTGAACTTCCTGCATATCTACAATCTTTGTCAAATGTAGTAAAGTAAACATCGTAATCACCTTCCTCCTCTTTAAGGTACATTTCTATCATACCTGTATCTAATAATACTTCTTGGTTTCTTTCTTTATCGTTTATAGCGTTAAGAGCGGTAATGATTTGTACTGTTTCGAAAGTTGTAATTGAATTTGTCATATTGTTTTTTTAAGGTTATTATCTCTGTTTGTTGGTACAAATATAAAACTCTTTTTTGAATTAACAAAACTATTAACAAAAAACTTTTAGTATATGAAGTATTGCCCCTTGTTTGGGTTCTCTAATGTATCGGTTAGAATGTACCTAGCAGCATCGATACAATCTGGATGCAGACCTGTAGGCTTCTGTGTCTTGTTGCCTTCTTTATCGGTTGACCATATATAACCACCTAATTCTTTTTTAAGGTTCTTAGAACGGCTTGAAACGTATATCTCGTTTTGATTCATTAGGTTGATTCCATATACAACTGAATCCCTTCCTTTACTTACACCGTGGATATTGTGACCGTATCCCTGCAATTCTGCTATTGATTTTGGTTCTGCTGAATCTGCTACTATTACTTCTCTTATATCATTTGACTCTAAGAATCTACTTATATCCCTGTTAAGCATTCCTTTCTTATATAGTACCTCATCGTATATGTAAGCATTATTCCACTTGTACAAAGAAATAATCGTACTTGGGTCTACCGAATAGCCAAAATCAAGTCCGTGTCCAAGTAACCTTGCTTCTTGTGGTATTGTATCTATCTCTTTCCAGTCAGGTATACAAGCACCTTCTAAACTTCCTACCTCACCAAGTCCATACACCCTCCACCAGTTAGCCCAGTAGGTTGAGGTCTTAGCTTTATCCTTTGCTTTCTCTATTTCTGTTACAATGCTTTCAGGTAGTGAGTCGTTATCTTTATAGGTGAGTGTAATGAAGTCTGTATCTTCTTTTCCTATTAGTTCTTTGTCTACCCAAAACAATGCAGATGGATTGTAATCTAACCAGACGTTACCAGATGTTCTTACTACTAATTGTTGGTATGCATCAAAAGGAATGTTGTTGCACTCATTAATATATAAGTCTGTTCTTCTTGCTCCCCTTAGTTTATCTGGTTGGTCAGTTGAAAAAAACTCTATGTAACTGCCATTAGTAAAAATGTATTTTAAGGTACTCTTATTTAACTGGCTATCTTTGTATCTATTCATACCTTTAAGAAGCCCTAAGAAGTCCTTATAAGCACCTCTACGTAGATGCGGTACTGATTCACTCACTACACTAATCTCTTTACCTTCGTTTCGAATAGCGTAATCAATAAGAATTAGCAGAATGCAAATAGTCTTACCAGCGGACGTTCCACCTCTTACTATCTTTACCCTGCTATCTAATTCTTGTAACTTATCTAATGCTTTGGTTCTAGCTACCTGCATCTATAAGAATAAAGGTAAGTCTTCGTTTATAGTAATGTCTCTAGTTTCTTTTGGTTTACCTAGGTAGTAACTTAAATACAACTGTACCCATTTAATATCTCCTGACTTCACACCCTCTGACAAAGCCGCTAAGGCATCATCTTCTAATGGGCTTAGTCTTTCTACTAATTTTATCTCTTCGCTCTTAGGTTTACGCCCTGCGTTCTTATTACCTCCGTTGAATTTTCTTTTATCCACAATCAAATATTTTCATTAATGATATACTATAACAATAACTTTTTAAGGTGTTTGTTAAAGGTCTCTATCTTTGTTGTTTTGGTAATCCTCAAAATACACCCATATACTTGCTAGTGTTATTGCCCATCCTAAAAAGAACAATAATAAATAACTTCCCATCATATTCGTTTACGTTTTAAATCCATTTGCATCATATTACATATTGCCTCCATACGTTCTAAAAGGCTTTCTGCTTTCTCCTCTGGTGTCTTGTCTATTAATAGATGTAGTCTGTCGTGTGCAGTTCCAAGTTTCTTTTCTTTTATTTTAGTTTTCTCTTCTCGTTCTTTGTTTAGCTTGTGTCTAAGTTCGTTCGTCTCTGCTTCCTTCTCTATTCCGTAAACCTCTCGATGATAGCTTGCCAAAACCATTAGATACTTATCTCTAAACTCGTGGTCTATCTTAATCCATAAATCTGCTTTATTACAACCGTGCATAACAGAAGCGTGATTCATATCAACGGTTAATCCTATCTTATGAAATGGCATTTGTTCTTCCTTTCTTAATATGTAAAAATATATAAACCTAGCTTCTATTAATAGTTTATCTCTGCTTACTTTGTTTACGTCTCTTTTTAGTTCTTGTTTAATTATATGCTCTAGTAATTCTGTTTTGTTTGCTACTACTTGCGTGTATTTTGCTTTCATTTAAAATAATCTAATTTGTTGTTTATGTTGTTCTATTCTTTTTATTGCTGCATCGTAGTATTCAGTATCAAGTTCACAAGCTGTTAGTTCATATCCTAAGTTATGGCAAGCTAAAGCTATTGAACCGCTTCCTAAGTGTGTATCCAATATCTTATCTCCTTCTTTAGCATAGTTCATTAAGAGCCATTCGTATAATTGAAAAGGTTTTTGAGTAGGATGTATCTTATTGCCTATGTCTTTTTGATAAGGTCTATCAAATATTCTTGTTTTACCAACACTTGACCAAGCTAATTCTGCTTCGCTAAAATGACCGTTTTGATGTTTATCCCATATAATACAACAATCTGTATTTGGTAAAAGTTCTAAATAATAATTAAACCCCCAGAGAATTTGCTCTTTAGATACACGAAACAACTCTTCAATATAGCTTTTAATAGGTGGTGTTGATAATGCTTTATAATTAAAATGAACTCTATTAAAACCTGCCTTTAAACCCTTTACATCTTCCTTATATGGTGGGTCAACAATAGCTAGGTCAAAGTAGTTATCTTCGTACCTAGACATTAGCTGCATATTATCTTCGTTTGTAATCATTAACTTCTTTTTAAATCTAACTGCTCTTTTAAAAATGGTTTAATCATTTCAACAGAGGATAGTATTGCACTATTACTATCTTTTGATTTAGCTAACATTTCTAACTGACCAAGAATGTAATCTACTTCGCTTCGTGTTTTACATTTGCTGTACATAAATTGAGTAGTTCTATTTATAGTAAACGCTTGGAACTTTACTTTTCCGTATCGTGCTTTAAGTTTAAAAAACTTATCAAATAAGTAATCTGCAAATTCTTCATCTTTGATTCTACTTTTACCATCTTTAAATTTTTGGTCACATCCTGAATTAAAATAAATATTCAATACGTTACCTACTGATAAAATATCTTTAGATTCTATATATTTATCGTAAACAGTCTTGTAGTCATCTTGGTTAATAGATGTAGTCTTTAAATAATCTATTGCATACCAACTTCTGTTAGATGCGTTAAGATTCATTATATACTCTTGGTACTCTTTTAGGTTTGATGTATCTACCCAGTCAATGATATATGCAGGGACGGACTTTAAACCCATCTCAATAGCTGCTTTTACTCTGTGGTGTCCTTCTATTATGTTTCCATCTTTATTTATTACAATCGGTACTATCCAGCCGTATGCAGATATTTTTTTAATGAAGTTGCTTGCGTGGTTTTTTACTATGTCTCTATTTACTGTTGAGAACTTTAGTGCTGATACAGGATAGCTTCCTTGAAACGTTCCTACTTTAATGTTTGTGTTTGTCATAATAATTGTTTTTAATTGTTTGTGTTTAATTTAGTGTTAAGGTTTCTTGTTCTGCGTGGTGTCTTTTGATTACTTCTAACCTGCATCGTTTAGCGTGTGATTCTAAATACTCTCCTTTGTATTTGTTTGCAGCTATAATATCTGTAAGTTCTTGGTTTGTGTACTGTGAGTAAATAAAGTCTGTGTAATTCATAATTGTTTGTTTTTAATTATGATGTAAATCTACAAAACATTTCTGACATATTAACAATTATTATTAATAATATTTATAATTATTTTATAAACACCTAAAGAATAACAGTTTAATTCTTAGAATTCTGTACGAAGTTTTAGCAGGTTATAGCATTCAACATATCTTTGCTTTGCTTTTCCTTTGTATGTATCTTTAAAGAGTTGATACATTTTCTTTGTGTATTGGTATTGAGTATTGCAATCAGCTAGGTATTTCTCTGCAAACTTCTTTCCTTTACCTTTACAGTAGTTTACATTGTCTGCCGTGTCTCCTATAATCATTTGCTCATAGAAGTTATACATTGCTTCCTCTTCTGTTATATCGTAAACAACTTGATGCTTCTGGTGGTAGTTGTACATCAAGCAAGGGAATTGTTTATAGTCTTTATCTATTGAGATAATCATTACGTTATCCCTTCCTACTTCTTTTGATAGATTGTACCAGTACTTCGCCACTAGGTCGTCTGTCTCTATGCCGTGTCCGTAGAGCGAGTTGTAGTTTTCTTTTACCCAATCGTGCATCTTTTGTAAAAGTATGGGCTTAGGAGTGTTTATTCTGTTTGCTTTGTACTTGGGTGTTATTAGCTTTCTGAAGTTTCCTAGTGAACCGCTAAAGACTACAACTCTATCTACATCGTATAAGTCTTCTAGCTTATTTATAATAGACATAAACACCTCATCAAACTTAGCAGTTGCATCTTCTATGTTATCGTGGTAGGGGCTATCTTCTGGGGTGTCTCTTTTCTTGTAGCAGCTTGACCATATTAGGCTATCTGCATCGAATAATAATATCATTGTTTGTTTGTTTTAGGTTACTCTTCTTCTTCTTCAAATACTCTTCTTTCTATTATTTCAATTCTATCAATCATTACCATTAGAACTTTTTGCATTTGTTGGACTTCTTTCATCATCCAGATTAATTTACTTTCTTTCATTTATTATTTGTTTGGTTAGTACCACTCCTGTTTTCTTTACGTACTTAATCTTATTATCTTTCCAGCTAAATACGTTTTCTTTCTTTGTTGTTCTCTTTCTCATTTTCTTTCTTTGTTACAGTTTCCACAATTTGTTTTTGTGCCTGAATTTAAAGCACCACAACTTATACAGTTCCAAGTTTTATTTACCATTTAATTGTTTTAGTTTCTCTATATATAATGTTGCATCCATCAACTCTTCTTGTAGGTGTACTAGGAACGCTCCTAAGGACTCTTTACTATCTTCTAGTGTTGTATTATACTTTTTAATTCCTACTTGACTACGCTCTTCGTATAGGTCTTTAACATCTTGTACTATACCATCTCTTGAATTAAGTCCTAGTGTTGAGTTCTTAGTCCATTGATGCTCCATCCAATCGTTATAGTCTTTCTTGTTTTCGTTCTCAAAGTACTTCTTTATACTATCGCTCATAGTCCTAAATCTTCTTTTATTCTATATGTATCTAATTCCTTTTGTATTTCTTCTATCTGTGCTTCTGCTCTCCTTGCTCGCTCTACTGCTCTTCTTGCTTCTGACCTATATTGTTCCATTGCTAAATGATAGTTGCCTTTGTCTAACTGCATCTTATTAGAGATAAGGCTAACCTTAACAATTGCATCCCTTACTTCGTTTAGCTTTTTGTTATCTGGTTTAGCTTTGCACCAATCAAAAACGTTTTGCTGTATCATTAAAAGATTGCTAGTAAGTTCTAAATCTTCCATCACTTCAAACTTCCTAAACATTTCTTCTCTTGGTGTCATAGTATCTGTGCATCAATTACTGGCAACATTGCTATTTCTTTTGCAATCTGATTATTATTTGTAAATGTAGTGGTTTTTTTTAGATACTTAACTTCCCAGTTTGGGTTTATTTCAAATAGGTTAAAACTATATATTCCCTTTGGTGTTGAATTAATATAAATAGGAATATCTAAATTATCATTACACTTTAAAACCATAGCATCATACTTCTTTTTTTCAAGTATTAAAGTATCATAATGCGTGGCTCTACATTTTAATTCTATTCTGTGTGATGTAGCAGGGGAATAACAATCCCACCTACTCATTTTACTTTTAGCTTTGACCAAGTCTGGATAGTAATTATTTAAAAGGTACTCAAATAAATCCTTTTCTTTCATCTATTTGTATTCGTTAAAAATACGCTCTAGCTTTTTCCATACTCCATTTAAGAAGCAAGTACTACATCCAGTTAATTCTCTACGGTCATTGAAAACCCTATTATATATATTCAATAAAGCCTTTTGCTCTTCAGTTGTTATCGTGTTTAATTTACCTACCCTTTCACTTAAATAATTGTACTCATCTTCTGTAAGGCAGTTTGGTTTGTATTTCGGAAATAAATAGTTTAGTTTCTCTTTACGCTCATCGCAGCCACAGTCATCTCCTGCAACAAATTTAACTAACGCTTTTATTCCTGTTGCTTCGGTAAATTTTTCTACCGCATCTCCTAACCCCTTGTTAGATTCTGCGTGGTTTTTTTTCCACTCTTTGTAAGCCTTACTTCTTTTGTCTCCTTTAAATTCTGTCATAGTCTTCATTTTTATAGTCCTCGTACGTTTCTCCTAACTTACTTCGGACATCGGTTTTACAATTCTTTAATGTATTAAATATAGATACCCAACTTATATTCGTTTCTACTGCTATTTTTCTTATACTTAAATCAGTATCTCGGTACAGGTTAAATAGCTTCCTATCGTACCAACTCCATTCCTCTGCAACTTCATCTATAAGGGTGCATACCTTATTAAAGGCTTCGTGTTCTTCCAAATTAGTTTCATCGGCTATTTGTAAAAAGTTTTTATCATCATCAATACTAACTTTCTGTATTTTTCTTTTAGAATTATAATACTGAAAGTAAACTGAACGTAAAGTAAAAAACATATATCCCCTAGATACTTTGTTATCTTTGATAATGTTGTATGGTTTCGCATATTTAATTAATCTTATGTAGGCTTCCTGTACGATGTCCTCGGCATAATTAAACTCGCCAAAGCCATTTACTATTTTAATCCAATCTTCGTGCTGACTAGCTACAATGTTTAACCAGTCAAGCCCTATTATTCTTTTTTCTCTATCCATATTACTGTTAGACTTATAAAACCTATGCAGCATTGCAAGGTATTTTGTACTAAGTTTTCTTCTTCAAATCTTTCTTTGGAATATAACGCTCCAAACATAAGACCAATAATAGGTTGAATATGTACATCAGCACCCACTTGATTGCTTATAAAGATAAATACGGTTGCTATTATTAATAATAAGGCTATTGATTGAATCATAATTTAGAATTTAAGTATCTTGTTTGCTTCTGGTTTTTTACTATGTAATATGTCTTTGCCCATAAACTCAAAGCCTACATTGTTTTGAGTCATTCGCATTTTTAAAGGTTCTTCAAATGAAGTTGGTCTTCCGCCAGTTTCTGTTTCTTTTGTTTTTAAAACGTGAAGGTGTGAATACATCCATTCAGTATTGTGCTGAACGTACCTGTGAATCGTCCAGATGTCGTCTGCTCTACTTGAAATCTTAGAACCTCCTTCAGCATCACTCATTGCTAAAGGTCTTGTTAAACCTTCGTATTCGTGTCCAGAGTAATGAACTTGACGAAGTGCAGAAGTAACACCGTGAGCGTTGACGCAAACTTGTACATTATTAGTTTTAGTAAAAATCCTTAATTCAGTTAATACCTGATAATCGTATTCGTGAGCGTTACCCACCATCTTTAAAATAGATGGGTCTTTAGCTAAAGAGTTGTAAGGGTCAATAAGCAAGCCATCATAATCCCAAGCGTCTTTTATAGACTGGGCTTCTTTTAATAAAGCCCTATAAGTGTACATATCTTCAACGTCTATTATCTTAAAATGTATGTTTGACCAATCTACTGCATTTGATATCGCATCATCTGTAGATTCCTGTATAGGTTTACCCATCTTAAATTCTATTATCTTTCTCATTATAGATTCTGGACTGTTTTCACTTGACCATATAAGAAACTTTAATCCGTGCATCTTTGCCCATAAGACATAGAAATAAATTAGAGTTGTAGTCTTCCCCACATTGGCGTGTCCAATTGCTATCAATAGGTTTTTCTTAAATCTTATATGCTCATCTATTTCTGGTATCCCTAGTTTTAATCCAGCCTTTACCCTGCCGTATTTTATATCTAGTATCTTATCCTTTAATTTGCTTGCTTGTGCTATCATTGTTTGTTATCTGCCTTGTGAAGTTTTATGATACTTATATTGATTTTTCTTGTTGTATTTTTCTTTAGGCTCTACGTAGTAACCTGTAATAGGATTTACAAAGTAGTTCCAAAAATCGTAAGGCATATCTTTTCCTTCTGGTAAATTCTTAAGTTCTTGTCTTCTCATATAAAGGTATAAAAAAAGGGGGCTATTAACCCCCAATTAAATTAAAACGGCAAATCTGCCGCTACTTCTCTTGCAGGATTCTGTTCTGCATTGGTTACGTTTCCGATAGTGTTAGATAGCTTCCAGCCACTAATTGATACATAGTGTCTACCTTTGTACTCCGAACCCCTTAGATTGATTCCTACTGTAACAGGGTTGCCTTCTTGAAAGTCATTTAGTTGTTCTACACTATCACCTAGAAAATCAACTGGTATATCTTGCGGATACTTGTCAGTCGTTGTTACGATAATTGTTCTCTTTGACCATTCTTTACCAGCCTTAGATGTTCCTGTTACTAGTTCTTGAATCTGTTTAATGTTTCCTGTAATTTCCATAATATAATTTAAATTTATTTAAGTAGTCCTTCTACTGTAGTTGTTACTCTGTACTTAGTCCGTACGTCTGCTATTGTTGCAGTCCCTTTCGATAAGGCTTCCTTTACTCTGTTAAACTGTGGTGTGTTTTCATTTAACAAAGGTAGTTCTGCTTTATTATGCGTATTAGTAGCATCACTATCTTTCGTGTCATCAATTAGAAATAGGTTTCCTAAAGAATACTTCTTAGCATACGATGATGCAGAACCAAACTTTTGTGGTGCTTGCATTCCTTTCTGGTTCATATCAACTCCAACTACAGCTGTAGCCGCTATCTCATAAATACCATCTGACAATGTAGCTGTGCTTGTCATAATAGGTAACCCACATAGTTCTGTAACTTCTTCTCTAATCGTTATAGATACACCTAACTCAATTAAGAATGGTTTAGTTGCTTCTAGAACGTCTTCTGCGGAACGAAAAAGATAGTTCCCAAAGGAATTTCTTCTGCTCTTCTTGGCTTTTAAGTTAGTCTGTATTGTAGCTAACTTTTCATTTAGTGTTAATTCTTTACTCATATCATTTGTTTAAAAGTTATAAGCAAATATATAACTTATTTTTAATATAACAAAAAAAAGGGCAAGAAATTAATCCTACCCTCTTTAACCTTAATAATAAACAAACAATTCAATTAAGAATATTTTTTGACTTCATTTGAATAATGTACTACCATTTCTTCTAATTCGTCTGATGTAAATTTACGTATTTTTCTACTTTCTTCTAGTAGTTCTTCTGAAAGTTTTCCACCAAGATATAAACTAAATTTATATTGCTCCCCTGCCTTAAACATATTACAGCCCACGCATTGAGGTTTTACGTTTCGCTCATCCCAACGTGTCGAGTAATGTTTTCTACTCATAAAATGTCCCGCCTGCATACCTCCATTTTTCCAGTCTCCAACCTTACCACAAGTAACGCAAGTACAGTTACCGTTTTTAGAGTTGCTTAGTCTTATATATTGACTGAAGATATTATCTAACTTTTTTACAAGTTTGCTTCTAGTTAATTTTTTAGGCATCTAAAGATTTTAAAAGTAAATTACCAGCTGCTTCATCTATTCCTTTTATTTGTTTATAGATAAACTTAGAATTTTTTTTTACTTCTAATATTTCTGATTTAGTCGAATCACTTCCTAGATTTGTATATTCATTACAATCTAATTTAAGCAACTTATCCGTTCTCTCTTGTATGCTTAATGCAAAATCTCTTGCATAGTTCTCTGCTCTTTCTCGTACGTTTGTTTTTTGCATCTTTACATCTATTCCCAAAACTTATATTTTAATTTAATAATTATTTTAATTTAATATTTAATTTAATATTTATAAATTCTTTTAGAATTATTATTATTAATAATAACAACTATTTAAAACTTCAAAGTTATATATTTTATTTTAAATAAAAAAGATTTTTTGCAGATATTTTAAAAAACTATTTAGTCTTATCGTTAATCTTCTCGTAAGTTCTTAAACCACCGAGTCCTAACATACCTAAAAGTACAGTCATTAAATGTTCCATTTGTAAAGCAGGAGGAACTGATTCTGGTTGTAATACCCAAATAAATAAATCACGTATAACAAAATTATAAGCCAAAGCAATACCACAAACCCACCCTATAAACGGTCTCCATCCCGCAACAAAAACAGTTCTATGCCCTGCCTCTATTTCGTTAATCTTAGTTTGTAATTGGATTAGTTCGTTTGGGTCTAATTCCTTACCCTTAATAGCTTCTCGTATTTCCCAAGCTAAGTTACCCGCAGGTGATTTACCGCTAGTACCTCCTTTTAATAACCCTAATAGAATTTTCCACATAATGTATTACCCGCTGTATTAGTAAACCCAAGATACTCGGGGGTTTTTGTCTGGGTCATTGTCAACGTGTATAAACGTGTTTCCAATTCCAAACCTATTAAATCCTGCTTTTGTAAGGGCATCAATAATAGTGTATCTACTTCTTGAATCTGTGCAATGTATATCTGCCGCATATCCATATTGGTGGCTGCTTTGTTCTTTACCTCCAACATAGGCATTATGAGACTTCGTTCTAAAACCACTATTGATTGTAAAAGGAATACCAGCAATACCACGAGCATCATCAAGCATATATAAAAACTTTTCATCCATATACTTGCCAGAACCTTTATCGTCTGGGCTATCAAATTCAGATAATTCAAAATGTAACATATTATTTTTTGTTTTTAAATGCAAACATAGTATCAAAAGCTACAGAACCTGCTAAAGATAGTTTGTCTATAACTTCGTTTTGTAGGCTGATAATTTGCGACTCATAAGCATCCTTTGCTTCGACTAGCATTTCAATATGCTTTTGTTGTGATTCAACCTTAGATTGCAATTGTGCTACCTCATCTGGATTACGTCCTATTATAGCATAAATAACCACCGATAAACTACCTACTATCATTCCTGTAATAGATACAAATATATCTTTATTTTCTGCAGGAACAGAATTATTTGCCAAGTAAATTAGTAGTAAAATAACTACTATAAAAATACCAGATGCACCACAATAATAGATTAAATCCCTTTTCTTCATTTATTAAATTGCTTATATATGTTTACTGCTGTATAAATTATTGTTAAAACCAATACTATTGTCTGAAGTACAGGGTTAAACTCATTTACAACACTAAAAAGCATCGCTCCAATATTCAATCCGTATATCTTCAAATCTTGCATTTTTTAATTGTTTAATTTTAGTAATTCTACTTCTGCTTTTAACTCTTGTATAGCCGCTACCAATAAAGGCACTAATTTAGATTGGTCAATACCTTGATATTGTGGGTTTCCTTCTTCATCTAATGCGTCTTTCTCACCTGTTACTGCTTCGGGTACTACCTCTGC